ACGGATCTTTGCAATTGATTTGAAATCCCAACTCTGGCTCACGCTTCGTTGGTCTTATCAGCTCGATGTATAGGTTTTTATTTATCATGCGCACATTATATAACATAAATACCCAAAAAAGCCAACAATTGCCCAATACCGCATAAACAAAGGGAAAAAAGGGGTATAGATCCGCAAATTAAAAAACATTTTGTGCCTGGGCCAAGTAAAATAGATCTATGGGTAAAAAGCCGGGCAAGAAGCCAATAGTTTTAAACACACCAGAGAAACTTGATCAAATTACTGAGCTGGCTGGCCAAGGTTTAACATCTGGACAAATCGCCAGATCCATGGGCGTGAGTTGGTCGACTTTGGATCGTAGGCGCAAAGAGTTTGCGGAAATTGAGGAAGCTATAAAAAAAGGTGAGGCACTTGGCGTTAAATTAGTAACGAACGCACTGATGAGATCTGCGGTTGAAGATAAGAATGTAACGGCGCAGATCTTTTACCTCAAGAATCGAGATCCTGAACGCTGGGCCGATCGTGCGGAAGTCCAACACAATTTAGATCTACGAGAGATAATCACCAACGCACGGGAACGGGTAATTGATCTGCAACCAGTCGAGAGATCTCTCACGGATCTGCGAGATCTCAAAGATCCAGAACCAGACCCTGAGGATCCTGAGGATCTAACAGCGTGAGATCTTGCCGTTTATGCGTTCATGCGTGTATAAAAGGATCTCAGAGGCCCCCCGTTGTTGCGGGTAGGGGTGCTATGTATGTAAAAGGATTGAAATAAAATTTTTATGAAATATGGAGCAAAACTAGAAAAAGAACTAATGCAAGAAATGTGGTCTATGAACATATCAGAAGACCCATACAACTTCGTCAAATTCGCTTTCCCTTGGGGACAGAAAGATACCCCCCTCGAAGACTTTAAAGGGCCAAGAAAGTGGCAAGAAAAAATTTTAAAAAAAATTGCAACACACATACAAAGAAACCAAGTTAGAGATTTACCAGAGATGTTTAGGCTAGCAGTTGCTTCAGGTCGTGGTATTGGTAAATCAGCTCTAGTTGCTTGGCTAATACTTTGGTTTTTATCTACTAGACTAGGCGGCACTATTATTGTGACAGCTAATACAGAGCAGCAGCTTCGTTCCCGTACCTGGGCGGAACTAGGTAAGTGGCTAACACTAGCCATCAACTCTCATTGGTTTAGTAAAACAGCTACCAGCATTAGACCAGCACAATGGTTTGAGAAAGCTTTGAACGATGATTTAAAGATAGACACGGGTTATTACTATGCTCAAGCCCAACTATGGTCAGAAGAGAACCCAGACGCATTTGCGGGAATACATTCCTCGTATGGAGTTTGCTTAATAATGGACGAAGCTTCAGGTATTCCCGCACCCATCTATTCAGTCTCAGAAGGGTTCTTTTCCGAACCAACGAAAAATCGTTATTGGTTTACTTTTTCTAACCCTAGAAGAAATACTGGCCCTTTCTTTGATTCGTTCCACGGCAAAAAGTCTTACTGGAACACCGAGCAAATAGATTCACGCACGGTGGAAGGCACAGACAAAGAATTGTTCCAAAAAATGCTAGAACAGTATGGCGAAGATTCTACTGTTTCCCGTGTTGAGGTTATGGGCGAGTTTCCAAAAGCTGATGATGATACTGCGATACCTATGGATCTCGTGCGTTCGGCCGTAGATCGTGATGTCTCACTTTCTGCTAGTGATGCGATTGTCTGGGGCCTAGATGTCGCTCGGTTTGGTGGCGATAATTCAGCTATATGCGTGCGTCAGGGCAATCATTTGTTAGAAATACAGTCATTACAGTCTATGGACTTGATGCAACTCTGTGGTGTTGTTAAAAATAAATACGATGAGTGTACTGTCATAGAACGGCCAGAAGAGATCTTGGTCGATGTTATTGGTTTAGGTTCAGGTGTGGTTGATAGATTAAGAGAATTAGATTTACCCGTGCGTGGGGTCAATGTTTCCGAATCACCAAGCACGAAAAAAACCTATCTTAACTTACGGGCGGAGTTGTGGTTCAAGATCAAAGACTGGCTCTCAACCCGTGATTGCAAAATACCAAACGATGATGAGTTGATTGCCGAACTGTGTTCGCCTACCTATAAATACACTTCTAGTGGTAAAATAAAGCTAGAAAGTAAAGAAGAAATGCGCAAGAGAGGCATCAAGTCACCAGACAAAGCAGATGCGTTTGCCTTAACTATGGCCTCTGGTGTAGCAAGTTATAGTGGCAGCGGCAGTTTTATGGGTTATAATTTCAAAAAACCTCTAAAATCTCGCATACTTAGAGTTGGATAATATGGATAAAGATAAATATACCGAAGAAAACGAAGCCTTAGATACGGAGCAATTGCAGGGCGTTTTAAAAGCCGAAATGGACGATGCTCGAGATTATATTTACCAGATTGGTGAAGAACGAGCAGAATCAACTGAATATTATCTGGGTACCGAACCAGATCAAAACAGCGCATTACAGTCACAATATGTCTCTACAGATGTTCGAGATAGTGTTTTGTTTATGTTACCGCAAATTATGCGAGTATTTTTCGGCACGAACAAGGTTGTTGAGTTTGTGCCTAAAAATGTTGAAGACATTCCCCTGGCCGAACAACAAACCGCCTACATCAACCATGTTATTCAAGAAAAGAATCCTGGCTTTAAAATTTTATACGATGTTTTTAAAGATGCGCTGATTAGAAAAACTGGATTTGTTAAAGCGTTTTGGGATGAAAAGATTGAATCATCCACGCACGAATACTCAGGCATTAATCGTGGCCAGTATCAGGCCCTCTTACTAGATCCAGAAGTTGAAATCTTAAGTCAAACTATAGAATCAGAGAAACTTAGCGTTACAGATGAAGAATCAGGCGAAGAAATCGAGCAAGAAATGCCAATTTCTTACGATGTTACGATCAAAAGAGTAAAAGAAAAGAACCAAGTGTGCATAGAATCTGTCCCACCAGAAGAAGTTTTAGTGGCTCGCCACGCACGCTCACTCGAAGATTCATCTTATGTCGCACACCGCACAGTTAAATCTGTATCAGATCTCGTTGCTATGGGTTACGACCAAGAAGAGATGGAACAATACGCTGGTTATGGTGGCGCAACAGATCCTGAAGCTTACGAAGAACAACAAGCTCGTAATCCATTTGACAATATGGTTTATCCTGAAAGATCTGATTCAAATGGCAGCGATGTTTTGTATATTGAACATTATTTATTTTACGATTTGGACGATGATGGCATATCAGAGCGTGTCAAAGTTTGTAGTGTGGGCGATGCTTTACACATTGTGAACATTGAGCCGTGCGATGATTTGCCAATTGTTATGTTCTGTCCAGATCCAGAACCACACACATCCATAGGGTCGTGTCCAGCGGACTACCTTAAACCCATTCAAGCCGCAAAATCCCAGATTATGCGAGATACCCTAGATTCGCTTGGACACGCCATCTTCCCACGCATGGGGATTGTTGAAGGACAAGTCAACATTGACGATGTGTTGAATACTGACATTGGCCAGCCTATTAGGATGAGAGCGCCTGGCATGGTGCAACCATTTACTGTCCCATTTGTTGGTAAAGAAGCTTTTCCAGTCTTGGGTTATCTGGATGAATCCAAAGAAAATAGAACTGGTGTGTCAAAAGCTAGTGCTGGTTTAAACGCTGACGCTTTACAGTCTTCAACCAAGTCGGCAGTCTCAGCAACTATGTCCGCAGCACAGGGCAGAATAGAATTAATTTGCCGACACTTTGCTGAGAATGGTTTAAAGAATTTATACAAACTAGTCAATAATCTAATTATTAAGCATCAAGATGGCCAAGATGTTTTTAGATTAAACAATCAGTTTATTCCAATAGATCCAAGGTATTGGGACGCTAACAAAGATCTCGTTATTAATGTTGGGCTATCTAAGTCTTCTGATGAAGAAAAGATGCAAGTTCTCATGCAGATCATAGCCAAACAAGAACAAATTCTTGCGCAATTTGGGCCAGAGAATCCATTGGTCACACCGCAACAATACGCTAACAGTTTAAGCAGACTAATTGAGATGGGTGGTTTTAAGGATGCTCAATCATTTATTAACACTCAAGTAGCACCTTTACCCCCATCTCCACCTCAAGAAGAACAACAAGATCCTACTGCTTTACTAGCGCAAGCTGAAGCTATGAAAGCACAGGTGCAGGCACAAAAAGCGATGATTGATGCCGAAACAGATCGTATGAAAATCATTATGGACGATGATAGAGAGCGTGATATTGAAGAAGCGCAGATCAGACTAAAAGCTTCTGAGTTGCAAGCCAAGTATGGCGCTCAAGTAAATATTGCAGAAATCAATGCAGTTATGGAAAGGGACAGAGAAGTAATTAGATCTGTTGCTAAAACGCAAGCACAAGGATTGTTCAATAATGGCGGAGTACCAAAACAAAATATATAGCATAGAAATAGCAGAAGGCGATAAAATCTATGCGGCTGACGATGTGCAAGCTATCAATAAAGAACAAGCATTAGCCATAGCAAGATTAATGTTTGCTGGACTTATTTACGAAGATTCTGAGATAATAAAACTTGAGGAACAAACAATACAATGAGTATCACATATAGAGGCGAAAAATTTAGCGGTTACAATAAACCAAAAAGAACACCAGGCAAAAACAAAAAGTTTGCCGTCCTTGCTAAAAAAGGCGATCAGGTTAGACTGGTGCGTTTTGGTGATCCCAACATGACCATCAAAAAAAACATTCCAGCTCGTAGAAAATCTTTCCGAGCTAGACACAAGTGCGATACCGCTAAAGATAAATTATCAGCTAGGTATTGGTCTTGTAAAAAATGGTAACGAGAAGAAGGCCAAGATGGGTGTCCATCATTCTATTGTCTTTGTGTTTTAGTTTGTATATTCATGCGCAAGAAGATACAGGCAACAATGGCAACAACCAATCAGCCGACAACTTCGGGACCAACAACAATAACTCCACAGTCAGCTCCTACAACGAAACAACAGCAACGACTAACAACTATAGTGGCGCTGGTTCTTCTCCTGGTTCTATGCCTGTGGGTTCAGCTATAGCACCAAGCTTAATGTCTAATGGTATGGATTCATGCTTAATGTCAGCCAATGGTGGTATTCAATCGTTTGGTCTTGGGGTGTCAACTGGTGCATACCGCCAAGATGAGAACTGCAACAGGCGAAGAGATGCCAAAGTCTTGTCAGACCTTAATATGAAAGTGGCTAGTATCGCCCTCATGTGTCAAGACGATAATGTTTGGAAAGCCATG